AAGACTTAACCGCTATTCAGCATTTACGCTTGTGGTTAATCTTTCAGCGTCACTACTGTGAGCATAAGCCATCTGTAACTATCTCTGTCTTAGAGAACGAATGGATGGATGTAGGGGCATGGACATTCAAGCACTTCGATGAAGTAACTGGAGTGTCTTTCCTGCCGATGGATGGCGGTACTTACAAGCAAGCACCTTATGAAGAATGTGATGAAGAGACCTACAACAGATTAAAGTTGTTGGTTCCTGATACAGTAGACTGGGAGAACTTTAAAGAATACGACGATAATGTTGAAGGCGCTCAGATGTTGAGTTGCACTGCTGGAGGGTGTGAAATCTAATTCCTTGTGTGTGGTAGTACTTTAGCCCCTCTTCGGAGGGGTTTTTTTTGTGTAACATACTACACAATTATGAGTAAACTCTAGTGCCTTGTTTGTCTATAATCAATGCTTGTTTACGAGGAGGTCTAGAAGGCATATCAGGAACGCTTATATGCGTCCATGAGTCAAATTCTCTGATGAGTTGGTCATACCCTATGTCAGAAGCTATGATAGCCTGTACGACCTCGTTAGGAGTCATGCCGGGGACTCTAATATCTGCTGCACAGCCAATACGATGTTGGCTAGTATCTTTAGAACCAACAGAGTCATTAACCTGTTTAGACCTAAAGCCAGAGTTAATCATTACAGGCTTACCACCTAGTAAAGTCTTAACCTGCTCAAGCGTAGCTGCTAACCTTGTTAAGTTAGCTATTTCAGTAGCGTTAGGAGTGTTGTCAAACTGTCTATGAGAAGTAGCAGTTAGTTCTTCTAAAGTAAAGTGTTCACTTAGATTCATCTTTTTCCTTAGCTTTCATGTCCATTATCTTCTCTAGAGTACGACCACCAAAATAGAAAGACATAATCAGCATACCCCATTGACCTAGCAACTGGACATACTCACCTGTGACATCAATCTTTGCAGCAGACAAACCAGCAAAGATAAAGTAACCAGCAAGAATAGCAATCAACGTCATTGGTCGTATGTTTTTAGATAGCCAAGAGTCACTATTCATGTCAGCTTGGAGTCGCTTAGTTAACTCTTGTGCTTCATTCATATCAGCTTGAATGTCAGCAAGTTTACCGTCCTGAGCTAACTTAGCTAAGTCTAACTGTGCTTGTGCTTTCTGTGCTGGGTCTGGTATTAACTTATCTACCAGTTTCATTCCTACACCAATGATGTCATCTATTCCAAACATTATTTACTCCTAAAGTTTATAACCCCAAGTACAAAACCACGCAATGACCGCAGCAAGCGCAAAACAGTAGAACTGCACTCTTCTAACCGCTTTAATGTCGTGTTGAAATTCTGCATTATTCTTTCGTTCACTATTTTCTATATCCAATTTGATTTTGAGAACTGCTTCCCATTCCTTTGTACCATGTTTTTTAACAAAGTCTATCTTTAACTTTGCTTCTTGTTCGCTGATTTGTTTCTGATGTTTCCAATGGCCAAGAGCCTTGATTAAGGCTTTCTCTTTTTTAAATTCAGCTTCACGAGCAGCTCTGCGTCTTTCGTTAGCTTTCTGTTGAGCTACGTCTATTGCATCTTTTTGTATAGCTTCAACTTGTTTTCCTAGTGCTTTACCGCTTTCTCTACTAGCGTCAAGACTACCAGTGAGTGTCTTTACTCCTTCGTTTATTCCGTAAAGGTCTGCCATAATTATTCATTGTGTGTATAGTGTGTATTTTTATTGGTTTTCAGTAGGGTTTAAAGCACCACCCAATAAACCACGATAAGCTAAATTAGGCGCTCTAGGTGTAGCTCCTGCAGCAATCTCCTGAATCCCTCTTGTTGCTGCTTGTCTTCGTAAATAACTCTGTAATAAATCTGCCGTTAAACCACCACCAGAAAGTGCAAGAGCAGCAGTAGGGGACTGTGTATATACAGCAACTCCGCCAGCAGCAGCAAGTTGAGACCGTAAAGGACTAAATCTTGAAATCATGGTTAATACAGAATCAAACGGACCACCTTTAGCAACTGACTTAATAATGTTTTGTTCAGAAGTGGAGAAGGCTTTCATTTTGTCTTTGTTAGCAGCAAGATTAATAAAGCCACGGCGAATTAATTCACTCTCAGATGCTTTAGGGTCTAATGCTCTAACTTCAGCAACATCCAACGCATCTTCTAAAGAAGTAGCTCGACTGGCGTTTCTCCAATCTTTACGAGCAGTCATTATGTCTTTAACTGCTTTGTCAATACCGTCTTTACCAGCAATAACATCTTTACCGCTAATATTACTAATGTAATCATCTACTCTGGTAACAGCAACACCACCTAAACGCTTAATGTCTTTATCTGAACTAGCTTTTAAATCGTTTAGTGTAGCTCGCATTTTGTCAATGTAGCTAAATGGAACAGATTGATTACTGCCAAGAATACGAGACATCTCAGTTAGACGAGCCGTTACTTCATTGGCTTGAGCAGTTCCGGGAACCATACGAGCATCATCTAAAGCAGTTCTTACATCTTGAAACATATTTTTAACGCTATCAGCTTTTACAGTGATTCCTGCATTATCCACATCTTGATACGCTTGAGATGCCCTTTCTTTAACCTGAGCAATTGTTTCTCTTGGACGATATTTATAATCAATACCTTTACCAGTTGCCGATGCAGCTACTGTACCAGTAAGAATACCTGCAATAGTTGCTGCAGTATCACTACCTGTTATTTCTTTAACAACTTCAGCAGTTGGTTGTGCAACAAGACCTGCAGCAGCAGAAGCAGGAACTTGACGAATTAAGTCAGACGCAAGAGCAGGGACATTAGGAGCTAACTTAGCCATTCCTGCAGTGCTTGTCATTGCTTGAGTACCAGACTGTACAGCTCGTTCTAGTGCGTTCTCAGGCTCAGGTACACCCATTGCAGTTAAGCGACGGCTTTGTGCTTGAGCAGCAGAAGGCATACGGCTTTCAGACCCAAGTGCTTCTGCACCGAGGTTATATCCGCTTCTAATAGCTTCCAATACCATCGTAGCAGGGGAAGTAACTGCTTCATAACCAGCACGAGCAGTTAAACCAACCTGACGACCAAATTCATCCACCATTGAACGCTTTGGAGTTGGTGCAGCCTGTGTCGGAGCCTGTGTTGCTCCACCAGATAATTCTTCTAAATCCGCATCAGATAATTCATTAGCAGAATTGTAGGTTACACCATTAATGGTATATTTTGGCATTATTAATCCTCAATAGTTACAACAAGACCAGACTTGAGTGTGCGAGTTTTCTTAGCAGTAGAAGGCTGTGTTGGCTGTTGTTTTTGTTCTTGTGGTCCAAACAAAGGTTCAACATTCTGTGAAACACGTCGCTGGTCAATCCTAGCAGATGTACGGTCTTTAGCTTTTTCAATAGCGTCATTGTAACGCTTCAAGGCTTGTAATGAAGCCTCTGAGTCGTTTCGACCATAAGCAGCTACCAAAGCATTAGCAAAACGCAATACGTCCTTATCGGTCTGTACACCCTTCTCAGCACTAACTTGTAAGTTAACGGCTGTATCAACTGCAGACTTCAATGCTTCATAAGCACGACTTTCATCAGTAGAGTTACCTACAGCATTTTGTGCCATGTATTTAGCATTATTAACAGGACTTAGATTTAACTTACGAACACCTTTAGCATCTGGTGTCAGATTTAGAATTGACGGACCTAATGCTTCAGACTGAGCTGTGTAAGTATCAATAGCTTCTAAATCTTTGTCTTCACTCTTTTGCAGACTGGCTCCAAGAGGTTTAGATGGAGCAGCACCTTTAGTTACAGCAATCTCTGCCCTACGAAGTTTAGCATCTTGTGAACGCTGTAAAACTTGCAGAATCTTATCAGGAGAACCATACTTAGACACAATAGAAATAATTTCTGCATCACTTGCACCGGGAGGAAGCTGAGATAGTTCTTTACGCAAATTCTCTTCTTGCGTTGCAGACATTTCAGCTTTTTCTATAGCTGCTTTTTCTTTACGTAATCCTAGACCTTGTTTTTCTAAATCAAATGCCTGTTGTGAAGCAAGTTGTGAAAAACGTAAAGAACCTGCTTTTTGTAATGCGGCAGATAATCCACGCAAACCTTCTACAGAATTAACATCAAAGTTTTCTGATAGTTTTTTAGCCATCGCTGCTTCTTGCAGTTGTGGGTCTTCCATACCAAATAGCCCTTGAGCAGCTCTTCCTAATTGTTTACCACCTGTATACATACCAGCAGTGGCTTGTTCAAAAGGACTCAACTGAGCAAGCAAATAGCCTTCTTTTAAATCTTGAGCCATACGCTGTTGTTGAATCTGTGATGGGTCTATTCCAAATAAACCGCCTACAATATTATCTGCCATGTTCTTTCCTATTAATCGTAAGACATTGTATCAAACCAACTATTATTAAAGTTAGGATTTGAACCATAACTAGGACCAGTATATGTAGGAGTAGAGCCACCGCCACCTCCACCAAATCCACCGCCCATGTAGGATTGTCCAATACCTTTTAAAGCTGTTCCCCAAGGACTCCAAGCATTAGCTGCTTGTTGAGACTGCGCTGCTGCCATACCGCTAGTTAATAGTGAACGTCCAGCATTAGCACCTGCTTGAGCATTTTGACCACCTACTTGTAATCCAAGTCCAAGAGATTGTTGTCCCATTTCTTCAATAGAACCAGCCAAACCAAGTTGAGTCTGTAACGGACCATAGCCTTGTGAAGTTAGAGCAGGAACTTTACCCATTAAACCAGCACCAACATTATATAAGTCAGCACCAAACTGAGTACGTTGACGACCATATATATCTGCATTAGCAGCAAGTTCTGCTTCTTGTTTAGCAATAGAATTGTAATATGCTTGTAGTTCTGGACTTGAAGGCGCTCCTCCTGTTCCTGTTTGAACACCTAAACCTCCTCTACCTGAACCAAACAGATTACTGCGTACTCCTGAAAGAGCTGAAGCACGTCCGGGTTCTAATAAAGCACGCTGTTGTGTAGCATATTGCTGTGCAGCTTCTTCTGGAGAAGTTGCTAAGTATTGTTGACCAAGACCGAATAGTTGTTGACCAGCACCGTATAAAGGTTGTGCGTACGTTCCAAGTTGTGTTGGGTCGTAAGCAGTTGCTTCTGCAATTCTCTTATCACGAAGAGCTTGCATTTCTGGTGTCAGAGTGTACTTTGCAGACTCTACTCCATAAGGACCTTGAGTAAACTCTGAAGTACCAAAACCAGTAGTGATTCCTACAGGTCTAAACTTTTGATATTCAGCAGCTTGTTGTCCTGCTTCTCTCTGTTGTTGTGCGGCTCTCTCTGCAGCAGATTTAGCTTGCTGTCCTTGAATGTATGACCCTGCTACAACGGCTGCAGCAGCAGCGGCTCCCCATGGCATATTAAGCTCCTTCTTTCATAATTAACACCTCATCTACTTTGTCTGGATTAGTTTCTTCTGTTGCATGAACACAGAACCATACAGCGTCTTCCAACGCTGTGATGGAATGATGTACACCTTTGTGTATAGTAATACAAGCAGGAGCAGTGTATTTAATAGCTTTCTCATCTGTCTTAACAATTACTTCTCCTGTGGCTAAAATGCTTAAATGGTCATAGTTATGAGCATGGCTCAAGGCAAAATATCCTTTAGGAAGCATCATCTGTTTAGCATATACTCCACTAGAGAAGTGATGCGTAGTTCCTAAATCTACTTCAAAAGTTCCTTGAAGTTCTTTAAACTGTTCAGATACGGTGTGCATTTTTATCCTTAAATAATTCTGTCCTAATACAAACAATCATTCCTATGCGGTCTATATCTGAGTTGTTTGTAACCCAGTGAGGATTTGAATTATCAAACCACCACGCTTCTCCTTCTTTAGCTTTTATATCACCATCATCAAAGCCAAATATAGCACCTTCTTTAATCTGAATTGGAACAAAAAACTTTTCATAATACTGTGCGTGCCATCCTGCATCTGTGTGTCTTGAAATATGTCCACCAGTAGGTAGTTTAGTAATTAATATTCCACCTAATCTTTCACCTTCTACTTTAGACATCAAATCAAATACTACTTTTTTTACTGATGGTATCTTCTCGATTACTGGATACCAAATTGAATCGTGTTCTGCTTCAAAACCTTTTAAATCGCCCTTCTCAAGGAAAGGCTTAATATCGTTATACCTAGCCCATATATCAGTCATCTGAGCGTGTGGTGAATTAGGAAAAGTTCGACGTTGGTCGTATTTATCAAACTCTTCATAATGACTTAGTATCTCTTGTTGTAATTCTGAGACATCTAGGTCATTACATACTAATTCATGTGTTAACATTAAGCCTTCATAATATAAGCAAGTGCATAATACGGAGGTAAGTTAGCATTTGTTCCACTTACACCAGTAGAAGAATTTGTTGTAGAAACAGTAATACCTGTTGAAGCTGAAGTAACAGATTGATTTTGACCACCGGGATTATTAACATTTAAAGAACCTCCCGGATTTCCACCACCGCCATAAGCACCATAAGTATTATGGCTGTGTGTTGGGTCTGTAACTACAGAAGTTGCAGTGTGTGTATGATTAACTACAGAAGCGTCTTTAGAACCACCTGTAGCACCTACAGTAACAGTACCAGCAGAAGCAGATATAGTCGTACTTACAAAATACTGAGAAGAACTTAAAGTATAGGTTCCAGTATTTCCTGAGCCAGTCCCAAATGCTGTAATAGATGTACTAAACGCAACACCAGTTCCAGTTAAAAATTGTCCAACACTTAAAGCACCAGAAGCAACAGCAGTTACTGTCATTGTTGGTGAGAGAATACTTATTGTTGTACTTGTAAGGGTATATGCACCAGTAATAGTTGTGCTTGCTACAGTCTGAGAAGCACTTACAGTGTAAGTACCTGTGCTTCCAGAAGTTCCAGTTAACTGAGAAGTTATTTGAGTTCCTGAAGTAACACCAGTACCTGTCAATACTTGACCAATAATAATAGAACCTGAATCAACCGCAGTAACCGTTAAAGTTGTTCCAGAAATAGAACCAGTAAATGACGAAGTAGAACCAGTAAAGGTAAGAGTATAAGTACCTGTACCGCCAGTTCCTGTACCTAGTCCAGTAATAGTACCAATCGCATTGCCTGAGTAATCTACAGTATCTCCAACAGCAATGATACCGCCTGAAGCAACTGCAGTAACTGTTAATGTAACACCAGAAATAGAACCAGTAATGCTTGCACCAGCTTTACCTGTTACAGAAGCTGCTGTAGCTCCTGCACCAATAATAAACTTACCACGCAAATCAGGAGTACTATTCTGTCCATCACATAAGTACCATCCAGTAGGAATAGAACTGATAGCACCAGACCACATACAGACAACACCTGTAGGAAGCAGTGCCGCTATAGCAGCTTGAATAAACGCTGTACTTGCAACCTGAGTAGTATTAGTACCTAATGTTGCTGTAGGCGCAGCAGGAGTGCCAGTAAAGGTTGGGCTATTGATGTTTGATTTAGATGCAATTGCTGACGCAATAGCGGTAAACTCGGTATCAATTTCTGTGCCTTTAATAATCTTTCCAGCATTACCTGTAGGAAGTCCGTCTTTAGCGGTGAAATTCGTTGCTTTACTATAATCTGCCATATCGTATCCTTAAACTAATGTTTTACCTGCTTTAACCGCTACGTCAATCTTCTGAATTGACATAGGGTTTCCATTGATGTCTGCTTCTAAACCAAGTTGCATAATTGTTCCTGAACCACCAGCATTGATAGAGAATCTATCTAATACAATGCCTGAAGAGTATTCAGCAATATTGTATTCACCAATATTGTATTCATACACAACAGCAGTATCTAATTTATAAGTAGTAGCGTTATAGTTTTCATTGTAGTCAAAACCCCATTTAACCGCTACAAATTGGTTTGTTCCACCAATAAGAACCCAGCCAATCTTCTTTAAAATCTTTAGTTTTGTAGACGCATCAAAATCAAAATAGTTAGTGTAATACTGTAAACGATAACTAGAGCCGTTATCTGAAAAACCAAAATACTTACCAATGTAAGATGTCTTACCAATTAATAATTCTTTAGCTTGTGTAATACAAAAAGACTTAGGTTCTAAGTTATCCCAAATAGTTACTCTAGCTGAACCATCTTCTAGACGTGAGCGAGTATCAAAACAATAAACAAATTTAGTAGTTGGTAGAGATAATAAATAAACAGCATCTCTTTCGTGATAAATACTTTTTACCTGACCTAAGTCAGCTTCAGAGAATACGTTAGCCATTAAATCATCACGGACATTCTTAGAAATATCGTTCATTGGAAGCGATTTTTCTTGAATGACACGAGCAAGGCTACGAACACCAGAATTAGACAAGAACACTAAGTCTGTTCCGATGTTTTGAATTGAATCTCTTGACAAACAACCTACATTATAAATAATGTCTTGTAATACTAAGCTACCTGTGTCAATTGGATTAGCGTAGATAGCAATGTTATTACGACCAAAGATAACTAAGAATCCATTATGTGCAGCGATAGCGACAATGTTATCAGCATTGGGGAATACTTCTTGTAGGTTTAAGTAACCTGCAGAACCTGTTGTAAAATCTGTACCACGCAACAAGTCACTAAAATAAATAGTCTGTGTGTCACCAGTAATATTGCCTACCCAGATACGTCCATAAGCAGACAACACAGCGTTAGGCTGAAAACTAGCAGTGCTGTGGTTTACTGGTAGTGTACCAATGTCACCTACTTGTTGAAATCCAAAAGTACCGCTATCGTGGTCGTGTCCTGAACCACCAGACACAGGTAACTCATGCCACACTAACATAGGGTGTCCAGCTTGTGCTAAATACGCATGAGGCTGAAAGTCGTTTACATCTCCATAAGGCATTGCTGCCATCTGCCAGTTGTTAGCAGTAATGGTGTAAGTAGCGTTGCCTGAGTTAGTTGCGTTACGAACTAGCTTCTGTGTTAATGTTGCACGACCAGTAAATAGTTTATTGTTACCAGCAGAGATGATAGTGTTGTCACCGCCATCAACTACTTCCATCATGGCTTCAATAGGATTAGAACCTAAGTCGCTATTTGTAGCATTTAAAGGTGTCCAACCACGTCTAGCACCGATACGACCATATCTATCAATAACACAGTTCTGTGCTTTAAGTGCAAAGCCAGAAGATAAAGTAATACTTGATTCTTGGAGGTTTAGTCCATAGAATCCCGGAGCAGCAATGGAATTGGTTTGTAATATTCCAGCCATTAGATACTAATCCATTCAGATTCTTCAATGTATCTTGACGACTCTAGGGAAATTGCATCTGATAAACTTTGTTTAAATAGTGCGTATGTCTCAGCAGACTGTACACCGCCATCTTCACCACGCTCAGCTTGCGCTCTAGCCAATGCACCAAGAATTACAGGCTCATGTGGAACTAAGAGTTTGTCTGAGTTAGCTACTAATTCAACTTGTGGACGAATGACGTTGAAACGAATATCATAAACACCATCAGGAATAGGAAATAAATCAACCTGTGTATCACCATCACTATTTGTACCATTAAAGTTATAGTACATTGGTGAATTCTTATTGGTAGAACCTAACAAAAACATCCGATTCATCCAAGTAGTGGTAGCGTTCTGTAGCACAGTATTGCTAGTGTCGTTTAAAACATCAATCACACGGAAACGCTGACCAGTACCTACTAAGACATAGTTAAAGATGTCCGTAGCAGTTGTAGCAGATAATGTCTCAGATAATGAATTCCAGTTATACGCATCTTCTACTTGACGCTTAGAATCATTGATGTACTTAGCCATGAGCTTAACATAGGCGTTATCAGACACTGAGGAAGCCTCTGGCTCACGCAGTCGTATTAACACCTCGTTAGTG